TAAGACTTAGAGTAAATAACTGGGGAGAAATTACCATTAGGCAGATTACCATAACCTGCTGCAGTTTTAAATGCCATTTTTATCTCCATTGAAATAAACGAATGTATACGTAAAATATACGACAGATTTACTCGTCATCGGCTAATAGTATATTGAGGTTGTGCGTTTAGTAGCTATTTAAACACAGGCTCATACCATCAGGTAGGCTTCCAAGTGTAGTATAAGTGCGAGTATCCAAAATGGGGTCGCACTTTTATTTATTAATAGTTATACATATTAATAATGCTTTGTCAACTATTTTTATCTAGCTGAACCTGATACATCATAAACAAAGTTTCCTGAACGTATTGATTCCATGATTATATCAGAATTTTTTTCATATTCTTCTGCAGACATTGCCTGTACTTGAGATTCTAGTATTTTAGTAGAGTTTTGCTCCACATCAGGGACAGACCTAGTAGTTTTCGTTTTAACTTCCAAAGCAGCACTCTTATCACTCTTACTTGTAGTTTTTTTGCTAATGCCTCTGTCTGCTTTATACAAGTCAATAGCTCTTGCTGCTGACCTTGCATCATTGTCATTTTCATATAGTGCGTCTTGCACCCACTTTGGTTGTTCATCTGCCCATTCATGAAATTCATCACTGTCTCTAATCTCTGCAAAGTCAGGATGAATTTTTAACAATTCAACCTCTGCCCTTTCTTTTGTAGTTCTCGCATTTAGCTCATCTATTTCTTTTATTCTTTTTTCTAAAGCATTAGATTGCTCTCTTGCTTTTTTGATGGCTATCGTTTCTACTATTCCTGCTATGTCAGGATACTCTTTTGCCCACTCTTCTATTTCAGCTTCTGTCTTGGGTAACTTGATTTCTTTCTTTGTTGCTGTTTCTAGTTGAGCTTTTAAATCATCAAGTTGTTTTTGAAACTCTTTTTCTTTTTCTTGTGAGTGTCTTCTTAAATCACCATATCGTTTTTTAAAAGTTTTCTCTTCTGCAGTTTTAGGTTCTTCTACTGTCTCTTCTGCTTTTTCTTCTTGAGCAGTTTCTTCAGTTTCACCTTGAACTTGTTTCTTTAGTAGTTCAAGTTCTTCCTCATCTTTTTTGATTCTATCTGCATGAGTAGAACGCTTATTCATAAATGCTGCTTTTTTAGGTGTAGCATCTACCACCATTTCTTCTGTCTTAGCTTCTTCTGCCATTTATTTTCTCCTTGGGGTTATCGTAGCCAAATATTGCTGGGGGATAAGTAGCCAACTATTGTGGGTTATTTACGTGAAGCCAACCCACCTCGCTTCATCTTCTTAACTTTAGGTTTTTTCTTTTTTATAAAACCACCTACTGCAGTAGAAAATCCCATGTCACCTGAGTCTCCACTAGGAGAGCTATCTGTATCATCACCCGACTCATCTCCAAATGAAGATGCTGATGCTACCTCTGATGGTGTTGAATAACTAGGGTCTCCTACTGTTGAAGGTGGACTATAATCTATTGGGTCAGGTTGCGTTTGTGTAGGTGTAGTATCTATTGGGTCGGGTTGTGTTTGTTTTGATGGTTTACCTGCCACATCTGATGGAGCAAAAAATCTATCATCTGGTTTAGGTGTAGTTGTTACAGTAGGTTTTTTATCATCAGGCTTTTTATCATCGTCATCATCTTTATCTTTATATGTAACATTCATCTCTGTTAAAAAGTTTTTAGCTTTTTGATTATTTGGGTCTTTTGCTAATGCTGCTTTTGCACTTTCAATACCACCATAGTAACCTGATTTAGCAGATGCACTCATTGCATTCACAAAATCTGAAAATGATGAATATGCAACATCACCTGTGGACACGTTCTCTGATTGTCCATACTCATTAAAAAATTTACCTGTTTGTCTACTTATGTCTCCCGGTTTTGTTCCCGGTAAAAAAGAAGGTTTGACACCTAATTTTTCTGTTAATGCAGAATAACTTAAACCTGTTGATTGTTGTGACAAAGCCTCTAATTGAGCTTCTTGTGCTGCCTCAAGGCTAGGTGCTTGGTCTAATTCTGTTGGAAACATACCTGCAACAGAACTGAATCTTTCTCCTGCAGCATCTTTTGGAGTACCAAATTTATCATCTAAAAAATCTGTAACTACACCTATAGGTCCTGCTTTAAATACTTTGTCCACAATACTAGATATTTTACCCCCTTTTTGTGAGGCTAATGTAGATGCCACTCTATATTCAGGTGTGTCAGGTGTGGTAAAACCACCATCATCTCCTGTATCCTGTGTAACTCTTGCAGTGTCCACTGTAGCTTTTACAGGTTCTTTTTCTTCCTCTTCTTTCTTTATATCACCCTCAAACTTATATCCTTCAGGTATAGGATATATAGGTTGACCATTGACAAAAGGAATATATAACTCTTCTCCTGTTTCTTCATTCACGTATTTTTTAGTTTCACTTTTTTGTAATTGTCCAAAAGGTGCACCTATCAAACTTTTAAATGTAGGAGTAGATGCAGTATCTGTTCTTTTTGGTGTTTGTCTTAAAACCTGTGTAGTATAAGTTGGTTGTGTAGGCACACTCACTTCAGGTGCTTTTTGTACTACAGGTTGTATGGCAGGTTGTGTATATACAGAAGGTCTTAATGTTTGTGCTTGAGGTGCAGTAAACTGAACTCCGGGAACAGTATTTTGTAGATTAACTTGAGGTTGCACAACTCCACCCTCTTGCATTTTGTTAGGGGTAAAAGGTAAATCATCAGGCATAGTAGCTTGTTCTGAATTACCTAATTGTCCCATGTCATCCATCATATTTATACCTTGCTTTGCTTGTTGTCTAAGTTTCATAAGTTTTTCTAAACCATGATAACGTACAACGTCTGCAGGTAGCACGAACTCTCCTTCACTTAATCTAGCAGGTATGTCATCTCTAACTTCTTCAGCAGTAGAGGCTTTAGGTATTTCATTTCCTGATACAGGGTCTTTTTTAGCACGAGACTTTGCCATTCCTATGTCACCAAACATTTCTAGTTGTTGTGCTTCTAGGTTCTTTTTAGGAGCACCACCTACATTCATATTTAATAAACCTTTACTTCTTTGTTCTGCTTTTTTATCACCTTCTTCTGGTGAATCAGCTACTGCTACAGGTTTTATTTTTCCTTTTTTAAATAAATCTATAGCTTCTTCATCTTCTAATATTTTACCTTTGTGTACAGTAGGTATTGTATATTCCTTACCATCCATTTCAACACCAATAGTTTTTTCAGAAACTAACTCACCTTCATCTGTTTTATAAACAGGTTTACCTGCTTTAGATTTAAGTTTTGTTTTTTCCATTAACTTCTTCCCTTAATAATTTAAGTTTTTGCAAAGTATATATACTACCTTGTGCTCTATGAACAGTTGCCATGTCACTAGCCTGTTCTAATACTTTATGTTGTCCACTTATAAGATTATCTAAATACTTATTGAAGTGGTGCTGATGGCTGACCATCGGCTTGAGGTTGCCCAGTATCTGCTTGAGGTTGTCCTTGTTGCTGTGGTTGTTGTCCATCCTGTCTTGCTCCTGTAAATCCTTGTTCACCCGGAATAGGTGCTTGACCTGTTCCTATGAATCCACCACCTGAACCTGTTGGGTCTGCAGGATTAGCACCTGCAGGTGGTTGTGGTGGTTGGGGTTGTGTTGCTTGAAACTGTTTTAGTAACTCTGCTTGTAGTGCCACTTCATCCATATTGTTGACAACCTTTGCAGGGTCTAAATCTAAAGCCTTTGCAATCTCACGAATAATATAATTAAACTTCGCAAAAGGTGCAAGTGCAGGACTAGATGCAACTTGTAAGAATTGCATAAGTCTTTGTGACCTAACCTCGTTTGCCATAAGACTTTCTGTGCCTCTAGCTTTTACTTCTAAGTCACCTTTTATTTGTGGGTCATAATCAAACTGCATATTGAATCTAAATAAACCCTCACCTAAAGGTCTAAGTAAATAATCATCTACATTTTTAATTACAGTTTTAATACTTCCTGCTGCTGCGTTCATAAGCATAGATATACCTGAAGCAGTTCTACCAACACCCATGACACCTGTCTGTCCATGTGCAAAAGATGGAAAGCCTGTGCTCTCGTCTGCCAACACTCTTGCTTTGTCAAACAGTTGTAAATTTTCGTTAGACACGTTTGGAAACTTTGTACCAAAGATAGCTTGTCCCGGTGCTCCACCTTGTCTTCTAAATACTTTACCCGGATATACAGATAAATCTTGACCCGGAACTAAGTTTGTCTCATCTACCTCTATGAGTAAGTTTCCTGATAGAACTGCGTTATCAACTGCCATTCTCATAAAACCATTCATCAAGGTTTGTGTATCATCCATATTTTCTGCTAATCCAACACCAAAGAATGAATATGGATTTAATTCATAAGGTGCTGCCATGTAAGGTATCATAGCAGGTTTGAATGGATTTAATACTGCTCTTATTAATCTATTATTACAAACCCATATATTAGCTTGTAGTTCATCAAACTCTTTTAACTCGTCAGGTATTTCAATACCCTCTTCAGTTAGTAAAGAGGTGTCTATCATACCCCAATATTCAAAGACTTCAAATCTTTCTACATAGTTTTCTTGATTGTAATCTGTTAAATCATCTTCCCAATATTTCTTAACATAGTTCTCACCCTCTTCAATCACTATGTCAATCACACTATCTCTAAAGTAAGGTCTCTTCTTTAATGCTCTTAAATCAGACCTTGACATCTTATGTCTTTCTACAACATACTGTGCTTGGTCTATATTGTCTGCATCAGGGTCAGGATAAAAATCCCAAATTGATACATGTGAAACTTGTGGTATAGTTTTAAATCTAGGACTATAGTCACCTTCATCATTCCAATTAGGGTACTCTTTGTCTATAGCAAAAGGTCCTTTCATAACACCTGTGCCAAACAAAGCCATTTCAAATGCAGTGCTTCTTAGATGTTTGTTTGCTCCTGATTCTTGCAGTTGGTCTACAATCTTTTTTTCCATAGATTTTGCTGCAACCATAGCAGGACTAAATGTTATCGCTGTCGGAGTTTCACCAACGCCTTCTTTAAGGTTTTCAACATCCTGCAACTTTTCTTGCAAAGGACCAAGACCTTTTTGTAAACTTTGAGCAGTAGCTCCTTTAGGGAACTCCATGCCATCATCATTGAAACCATAAGGGGATTCCATATTTGGTTGATTAGAAAGTTCTTCAGGTTCTTTGGGGTCAAAGTGAACATCTTTTTTTACTCCTTCTGGTAATTCTGTAGGTTCTATACTTATTGGAAATTTACCACCTGCAAACAAAACATCAACAATCTGTCCATAAGCTGCCAATGTTTTTGTCTTAGTAACTTTTATAAATACTCTTGACTTTTCTGCTTCAGTAAATTGAACATCAGGACCATACAATCCTCTGTAGTTCCTATAAGCTCTCACCCATCTTTGTTCGTCTTCATATCTGTAGTCTTCAGCTTTTTTGTATTTACCCATAACATGCCCTGCTAAGTTGGTCACGTTTGAGTCATCTATATCAGGTTCTTGTGTATCATCCAAAGCTATCGCTTCGTCTTCAATCATTATATCATCTTCTGCCATATTAATATCCAAAGGTTGCGTCTGCTACAGGCATATTACTTTGTGGTCTGCCCATAGGGTCATAGTCAAATATACTAAATCTAGGTCTTGACATAATGCCATATCGTAATGCATCATAGATATGGTCTTCTGCTCTTGTATCTACATCCTCTGGATTCTTTTTATCCAAAGGTATTGCAGGTAGTTGAGAAACAATATTTGTGCAAGTATTAAATATAACCATTCTTGGCTCTTGTGTAAATTCGTCTATCTGCAATCGTCTATGTATCTCATTCTTACCTGCAACACGACTGCCTCTACTTCTATCTGATGGTCTCCAACGACATCCCTTTTGTATCATCTGTTCAGCAAGAGAAGGACCAGTATCACCACGTTTGTGCCAAAGAGAGCTATCCAAAACACCATACTTAATATTTCCATCATCTTCTTCTAGCTCTAGTATCATATCTGCCAAATCTGTGGCAAGGACTTTAGAAACATACAACTCTCTATATACAATAAGTTGTTCATCTGGAGAAATAGCAAACCACAACACAGCACTATAAGAACCATAACCATAGTCACAAGCACGAAACTTAACCCAATTTCTTGGAATGTCAAAAGGTTCAGTAACGTGAATATCCCTATTAAACTCAGTGAAAGCAGCACCTTCTTTAATATCCCAATCACCCTCAAGCAACTGCTTCTTTTGGTGTTCAGGTAAGGAAAGAAGCATAGCTTCGTAGTCTCCTTGAGATGATAAATATGGGTTGTCAGATAGTCTAGCAGGTATAAATCTTCGTTTGAAAAGTGCTTCCCCTGCTTTACTATGCCCATCAGGGTATTTAAGAACCTTTCCTGTTTCAATGTTTGTGGCATCAAATGCTCTTCCATAAGGTGCAGGGTCAATAAACATTTTCTTAACCCATTGATGTCCCGGACCTCCGGGGTTAGTTGTTGCTCTCATATACACAGGTAAATCGTGTGCAGTAGAACGTAATCTTGACCTCATGTAGTTCCAAGCAAATGGTGTTGCCCATTGCGTTAATTCATCAAAGCCTATCCAACTAAAAGCTAAACCCTGATACCTTAGTACGTCATCATCTCGGTCTAGGTAGGACATCCATAGTCTTGCACCTGATGGAGCTACCCATTGCATCTTTCTTTCTGACCACTTTATTCCTTTGTATATTAAAGGATATAATTCTCTTGACTTCCAAACAAGTTCTCTCAATTCTTCTGTGGTATGTCGTAATAACAAACCACTAAACTGTGGATGACCCATGTAACGTAGTGGGTCTGCTAACATGGCATACGACTTGCCACCACCTGCACTACCACCATATAAAACTTCTCTTTCAGGTGCAGCAAGGAACTCTGTTTGAGGACCTTCGTTTGGTTGAAACACTACATTCTGTTCTTCAACAGGTATAGCTTCCACGTCATCTATTTGTTTAAGCTCTTGCTCCGATTTTGCCTTCTTCAATGGCTTTCGCTTTTTGTATTGCCTTTTCGGCATACTCAGCCCATTTTCGGAGAGTTCTAGCTTGGTTCTTACGTTGTCGTTCATGCATTAATCTTTTTCGTAACCCTACGTGTGATATTTCTCTTCCTGTCTTTTTTGTTATCCAATTTGCTACTTGTCTGTAGGAATATTGATTAACATACTTTCTAGCCATATCTATGGCTTCTAATTCAAAAGGTATAGGGTCTAATACATCAGGGTCTTCTTCATTCTTTTTATATCCAAAAGGTATTATCCTTGATATTCTAGGAACTTGTGTCCACTCCTTTTGGTCTTCATCTTTTAAATCTGTGGGTTGTGGTAACTTCCACTTGCCTAAACTTCTATTCATTAATCCTTCTTTGGTGGTAATATCATCACTCCACCTGATGCTTCCACCTGTACCTTTTCAGTTTTAATTAAACCCACTCTATCTAATAATTCTTTTGATGCAGACAATTTATCTCTGATACCTAACTGCGTTGGGTCATCAACACCACTTACCATAGCCACTGCTGCTTTAGGTGCATTACGACTCATGTAGAGTTGCGTTGCTTCCATAATTTCATCTTTCATAGAAGCTACAACAGTAGATGTAGATGTATTCTCTGAATATCCTGCAAGTAGTTTTGCTTGTACTACATCACCACCTGCCTCTTCAAAGAGCACACTTAAAAACTTCTGTTGTCTTTCTGTTAGTTCTCTACTCAATGTGGTATTCCTTGTGCTGCGACTCTATCTATTAGACGTTGTGCCCTGTTCGTTGTTTGTTTGTACCAACGTGAGTCTTCCATCTGATTTGCCATTTCTTGATAGTCTTCTGCTTCTACTGCAGCTATCATCTTCTTAAATTTGGATAAACGAGGTTTGCCAAGTTGAAATGACATATTTATTAATACGTGTTGTATATCTTCAGGCAGTTTATCAAAAGCACCAAATATAGTTTGACAGTCTTGTATTGCAACTTGCACATCATTTAAAAACCAATCTTGTACTTGTTGTTCAGGCACAGGGTATCCTATAGGTTTACCATAGTAATCTATATCCCACTCTGTGATAAGATGCCCAATACCTCCAGTCAAATGATTTTCTGAG